CTTAATATTCAGCTTTCCACGGCTGGCAATCACTTTTTCTGATTGCGTGTTCATGATGCCAAAATTAACTGTGGTTTGTAAAGCGACTTCAATCAAAAACAACTTGAAAAATATTTCATATTGATTAAAATATTTATGATTTAGATTCATGGTGATTATTTCCATATTTTTAAATGACCTTAACGTATTGATAAAAATTACCTTTAGAAGGTTTAAACGCCGCATTGGATGGCCTTGCGGCGTTTTTCTTTCCTATTCAAAACGTGAATAGGCTCGTTTTTCTTCAACCGACAAAAGCACGCCCCCTTTAACTTTGTAAATTGCAATCACCTCTTTTAATTGTTTAGCATTTGCAACTTCATAACGGTAATATTGACCAGCTCCATCCGAGGTCTTTTCTGTTGTACGCTTTAATTTTTCGCTTAAATATTCTCGCTCTAGCTCACTTATATAATTACGTGCTGAAGTCATCCCCATTGCGTAACCATCAATTCCGCTAATACTGGAGAGAATTAAGCGGTGTAACACTTTTAAGAATTGTGTTGGTTTTCTTGCTTCGTTCATTTTCCACCACCTTAAGCGCGTGAGGCTTTTTGTTCTTCAATCCATGTATTCACTTCTTCTAAATCCCAACGGACAAAGTTTTGTGAAAAGCGGATCGGCTGTGGGAATTGTTTCGCATTGACTAGCAGATTTAATTTAGTGCGACCAAAGCCAACAATATCGGTAACTTCTTTGCCAGAAATGAGTTTTTTGGGTTTAGCTTGTGCTGTACTCATAATGATTAGCCTCTTAAATTTGTTAATATGCAGAATAATGTTTTATTCCGTTGAGTTGTTCGAACAAGAGGCATTAAAGCACTAGCAGGATATAGGGGAGATATAGAAGGGTTATAAAAAAATATCCCCCCTATATAGGGAGGATATAATAAAATCAATGGGTTAGGAAAAATCTAATTTTTCTTTCTGTTGATAGGGCAAGCGATTTTTTCTATTTCTTCTGCGGTGGTTTTTGCCACGCCATAATCTCGTATAATGTAATCTCTTATTTGTAAGTTAGATTTTACATTTTCGGGATAATCCGCCCAGTATTTATTGCGAACTTCAATGGCAATCTTTAATAAATCATCATTGCGGTGTACGCCTAATAGAATAGGGCTGTTTTGCTCGCTTATCTGCTGCTTTAACTGCTTATTTTCTGCTTCTTTATCTAGTAGCTCTGTTTTTAATTTGGCTATTTCTTGTTTTAAATTCGCTTGTTCTCTCCACGCATTTTCAGAAGGAAATAGTTTTATTAAATCATCATAACTGATTTTTATATCACTAAAATTAACTCTGAAAGCATGTTTTATATATAACCTTTCATCTTCATTATATTTTGGATATTCCATTCTAAAATTAAAAGAAGTGAAAATATCAGCTTCAAAAGGCGTTTGGACATTAAATTCATCTAATAATAAATAATTTGTATTTTTCACTCCGTCCTGTGGTAAAGACTTATTACAAAATAGATCTAATAACTCAGGATGTAAAACAATATATCCTTTATATTCTGTTATTGTTGCTTTATTGAAAGATAAGTATAAATCATCTCCATCAAGAGTTATTTCATTATTATGAAGAATACTAAGAGAGGATGAGCAATCTTTTAAATGTAAACCGATTTTATCTTCGCACTCTATGGATCGTTTTTTAAAATAAATTTCAGAATCATCAGAAATAAAAAATCCTTCAGTATCATTCCGCCCTATCTTAATCAACTGATTATCTTTTATTTCAATATTCAATAAAAATCTAATCTTTCCTTCCATAGCATAGGAATACAATAGATTTTCTTTTATTGTTGAATTTGTTTTTTGATTAATAAAATCAACAGCTTGAGTTAAAGAGTAAAAATCTAGTGGTAACAATCCCATAAACGCCCCTTTCGCATTCGTCCTTATTGGTAGGAGCGCATCAACAAGATAAGGTTTCTTGCTTTCGGGGATCAGCCTAGATGCGCTTTATTTGGTTATTCAGCTAATGTAATAGATTCTATTTCCCATCGATTTCCTTTATATCTTTTTTGTAGAAATATCATAGATTTAGTTCTAGCGTCTCTTTCATCTAATGCTTCTATGGATATAATGTTGCTATCAATTTCATTCCCATTATTGTCTATTACAAAAAAACTTAGTAGATATTCCTTATTTTTCATATTATTCCCTGTTTTTTATATTTATAGTGATATTGCCTAATCGAGTTTCTTTTCCGTCATTTCCAATATGCGTTATTGTTCCGCTAATGAACGGTTTATTTTCCTCTTGTTTTTGTAAAATCCGTTGAATGATAGGGCGTTGTAATTCCTGTTCTGCCCAGCTGGATAATATTTCGTCTTGTTCTAGCGGTTTGGGTTTCTCTTTTATCTTGTATATTAGATAACAAAAGAAGGCGATAGCACCTATTAGAAAAGCCAGTAAAGGCCATTTTAATATTGGCCAAAAGATGAAAACTAACAAGCCAACAAAAAGCAATATGGCTAAAAATAACAAAAAATCTAAAGCAGAAAATACAAATGAACCAAATGCGGATAAAACGGATTTAATCATTCTTTCCCCCTTGTCGTTCTGTTTGTTTCTTGCTCTATTTTATCAAAGTTTAGATGCGTTAAGCTACGGATATTTCGGCACTGATTGCTTTGCAGTATAATTAAATGGCTATATTGGCGTGAGCCAATTTAGCAAAATGGTAGTGATGGATATATTGATATAAAAACCCCCACGTTGTGAGATGCGGGGGTTCATTTTTATGCTTTTTGCTCTATTCGACTTTTGGCCTTCTTCATATCTTCAAGATTTTTGTGTGCGATATGGTAAATTGTTTCTAATACTTCCATATTAGGGCTGTTTGGTCGGCTGTCTATTTCTCGTTTTGCTGCATCACATTTACACCTTAAAGCATAAATAACTTCTTCTATTGGATAAGGTTCATCGTCATCATATAGACTAACAAATGTGAAAAGTTCGGTTGATTTTTTATAGTGTTTTACCGCGGTTAATAGTAAGTTCTGTTTTGCTTCTTTACATCTCATATATCTAATCCATTAAATTGCTCTAGTGCCTGTTTGTGTTCATCTGAAAGCTCAAAAATTAAATCGCCATATTCAAGTTGATAAGTGCCGAAAGACATAAGAAACGCGATTGCTGGGTCGATTTTGTTTGCGGCTTTCTTCTTGTTTGGTTTAATGTTGGCGTTGGCATCGGTTTCCATCACCACATTGGATAACGCCCAGGTAAGCACTGGATCGCCATGATGTTCTATCATCTGTCTATTGATTAGCACTTCTGCACTTTTCGCCACCGGGCTAAATCGTTGATAGGTTTGCGGGAATGGTTCAACCTCAAGCCCAGCCGCTTGTAATTGTGTGCGTAGGTGAGTGGCATTCCATACGTCAAAGCCAATCATCTTAATATTGAAACGTTGTGCATCTTTCAAAATATCATCTCTGATTTTGTCGTAGTCGATACAATCCCCTTCCGTTGCTATTAGCCACCCACTGCGCACCCAGTTTCGATACATTGCGCGGTTTTTATTTGCTACGTTATTAAGTTGAAATTCGGGGATATAATGCCGAGTAACCAACCGCACTTTCTTCCCTTGTGGAAAGGTATAGCAAAGGCTGGTTAAGTCATTGGTGCTAGATAAATCCAGTCCTAAATAGCAATCTTGGTGAAGTAAATCGCTTTCGGTGTACTGACGTTCGCATTGAGCCCAGTTTCCTTCGCCTAGCCACGGGGTTGTGCCTTGGCACCATACATTGAATTGCTTAGTGAGCATTTCCACCCATTCGGAAGGAATTCCCCTCGCTTTCTTGATAGTGTTCTCAAAATCAAGGTAAGGAATGGATTTACCAATATTGGGATTGGCTTTTATCCAGTTCTCTTGTTTGTCGATTTCACTTTCTTCATCTAATTCAAAAATCAATACGAACAAGCTGTCGTTTTGTTCATTCCCTTCAAGGATTTGTGCACAATAATCATAGTGCTGTTTGCAAGCGGAAATCACATTACTTCCCGCGGTTGTTATGGCAAAGAGCAAACCTTCTGGGCGTGCGCCTTGTCCTAGTTCTAATGCGCTATAGACGCTGTTGTCCGTGTGTAGGTGATATTCATCAACAATCGCTAAACTAGGGTTTGTGCCTTCAATGGTTGAAGATTTAGCAGCCAATGGGCGCATGATACTGTTGTTCTTCGGGTTGATGAGTTTGTGCTGTTGAATGTTGAGCCGTTTTTTCAGTAAAGGTGAAAGTAAGCACATTTGACGCGCATCATCAAAAACGATTCGGGCTTGGTCTCGGCTCACGGCTGCCGTGTATATATCTTGCTGGCCGCCTTCCATCACCAAAAACCAATTGGCTAAAACGGCTGCTACCGTTGATTTCGCGTTTTTTCTTGCCACTTGAACGTAAGCAGAGCGATATTTTCTTAATCCTGTATCTTTTCGTTTAAAGCCGAGAATGTTAGCAAAGAGAAAAACTTGCCAATCTGAAAGAATAATCGGCTCGCCGCGTAAATGTCCTTTAACGTGTGGGCATAGTTTCGAGAAAGCGATAAATTTTTCTACCGCACTTTGATCAAAGAAATAATCGGGGTTGTTTAAATCGTTAAAATAACGCGCTACGGCTTGCTTTATCTTCTTACAAGCCACTATTTCACCTGATTGAATTTTCTCTGCGTATGCGTGCCAGATTGCCATATTTAGCCTACATTGTGAGGATTTCATCAATCATATCGGTTGAATCAACTTCAACAGGATTTTTTCTACGGCTAACTGGATCAAAGCCTAACAGTGAGGACATTTTCACCATCACTTTTTCTGCATCAGCTTTAGCTGACAGTGCGGGGTTTCTTGATTGCGTGCCTTGGCTATTTACTATTGAAAAGCCGTTTTTATGAATATCTTCAACGGCTGCACGGAAAAGAGAATAGTTCACGCAATATAACTCAAGGTGAATTAAATCGGCATCTTGAATATCGCCACGTTCAAGAAGTTGAGGGATGCGCTCTTTCCATACTGATTTAGCAATCGGATCTAAAAAACTAGGTGGATTATGCGTTTTTTTCTTGTTTTTTGTTGTCATTGTATTTCCTTATTTTCAAAAAAATTACCTTGCGTAAAAATTTGTATAGGGGGGCGGTTCTTTAGGCTTGCCACTTTCTTTCAAAAACTCCCCCCACCTTGTCTAATCAATCTTCTTCGCACCAAATCCGCGTTGGTCTATCACTCGTGTTTTATAGCTATGGCAATCACGACATAAAGATTGATGATTAGATCCAACCCAAAATAGCGGGTCTGCTTGTCCGTTTTCAACTGGCTTGATATGGTCTATCACTGTAGCGGGCGTGTAGATACCTTTCTCTAAGCACATCACGCAAAGAGGGTGATGCTTTAAGTATTGCTCGCGGTATTTGCTCCACTTGTGATCGTAACCTCGTGCGCGACTGCTTGGGCGGTTATCCTTTGGCTTATGCTCTTCACATCTGCCCGACTTCACTTTATTTCTACATCCTGGATAACTACAACGTCTTAATGGTTGATAAGGCATAGCTACACTCTTAGTAAGCGCAAGGCTCTCTATAGACTTCCCATAGTGCGGAAATCGTCATGGGTGCTTGTTTAAGATTGGCTAAGTCTGTTATAGCCTCACGGTTTGAGTAGAGGTAGGCAATATACATTAAGCAGCCGACTTTAATTGATGGCGTAAACGGAACGGTATTTTCTGTTTCTTCATCACCAAAGGTTTTACCAATATGCTTTTGGCATACTTCCAATGTAGCGACCTTATAGGTTTCGAGTAACGTATCATCTAAATCATGATCGAGATTTAAATGTTGCTTAATTTCTTCTAGTTCAATTTGTGCCATTGCCTAATAACTCCTTACAGATTAGTTGAAGTTCACGGTGAGATTCCTTGCTGTCTATGATATTGGTTATCTCAAGCAACCTTGTTCCATACTTCACTCGCATAGTGTGATCGACTTCTATCCCATAACGAACCCTAACCCTTACAATGTTCTCCCCTAGAGGCACTGCTCCAGAGAAGAACTCTCTACCTTGTAATGGCTCAACTGCAGCTCGAACATTAGAGATAGTTCTCCATTTACTCACAATGCCGCCATAGTCGTTCTGTTCGTTTACTTGCTTTTGTAAACCAATCACCTTGTTATACTTGCCAGCCTTAAGCATCACTGCCATTGCTTGCCCCCTGTTCTTGTTCATCACCGCGTTTAACTTCTACGGTTTGCTTCCAAGCCTGGCTAAATTCATCTCCACCTCCATAAGGCGGTAAACCTTCACGGCGGCGAACTTCATTAGGAGACATTACACCCGCTTTGATTGCTACATCATAACTACTGAAACGTTCGCTTTGACTGGTGCGCAATAAGTCGCTTGTATCAAATTCGATTAAGTAACGTTTATTGCTGTTACTGCCTAAATCAATCATCAAAGCATCTTTGAGTTGTTGTTCAAAGTTAGTAAGCCAAGGGCGCAAGGTTTGAGAAAGAAATGCTCGACTTGCCTCACTGAAATTCGAATAGCTACTATTCGAGTAGTCTTGTAAGAAAATCGGGCTAATATTGTAGATTCGGGCTATATCGGAAATGGTGAACGTGCGACTGGCTAACCATTCTGCATCTTGGTTTGTCATGCCTAGTTGTTTATATTCCATTGAGCCTTCAAGAATAGGGGTTTTACCTGCATTCTTCGCACCCTTGTAACGTTCTAGGGCTTTGACGGCTTTCTGTGCTTTTGCATCATCTAACCATTCTGCCGTTGAAATAAGCCCGCTTGCCATCAATCCGTTTTTCATAATGGCTGCGCCATGGCGTTGTTGGGCTAAACCTAATCCGACCGTTTCACGGCAAACTGTTATCGGAGAACGCCCCATAAATCCATCAATAGAACTATGGCGTAAATGTAAAATCTCATCTTGAAGATAGTTTTTTGTTACCCCGTTTAAGTCTGTGATTTGATAAATATATTCACCGGTTACTTTACGGAAGATATTTACTGCACTGGGTTGATAGGGCGTAAGGCTTATTGGCTCGCCCTTGTTATTCCACTCAATCACGGCATAAGCGTTACCATTTAGCAAACAATGGCGCATCATCGTATTTTTGAATTGATACGGTGTTTGGCTGCGGTTTGGCATTTCATTAAGAAGATATTCAACAGGATGACGATAGATTCTTTCTCGGCCATCTTCTTTTAGTGCGTATAGATAACAAGGCATTGATGCGACCGCCTCGGAAATGACGGTAACAGCATTCATTACTGCAGGTAACGATTCTGCAGTTTGTGGACTGACAAATTCGCCTGCGCCTGTATTGTTTACGCCCATGTAAGATAAAAGCTCTTCGATTGTGGTTGGCTCGCTACGTTGCTCTTTTCGTCTAAAAGGATTCCACATATTAAGCCTCCATCACATCAAGCCACTGTTTCAAAAGTGCGGTAGTGTTATCTTGTGTTTTTTCTTTGGCCGCGACCATCGAACGCTTAGCAATTTCTACGCTACTTTCAGGATAGGCGGGAATGCTTGTTACGGTAACTTCAAAGAGTTCGGCTTTTTGTACGGTTCGTTGGCAAGGCTCTACATCAAAATCCCATTCTTCTTGACTGGCTCTAAATCCAAAGGACATGCCTGTAATATCACCACGCGAAACGCTAACTAATAAATCTTTCCCAATAGTTGTATTGGGCGGGGTGAGTTCAAAGCGCAAGCCGATTGAATCTTCTTCTAGTTTTAATGTTCCCGCACTGGTGCGACCGAGTAACTTGGTGTAGTCGTGTTCAAAGAGTGCACGAACATCTTCACCGCTGGCTAAACTTTCACTGAATGCTTTAGGCGCAAAGGATTCTACAAAATCACAGTAAAGCACTTGTGAAGGGCTGTTCCATTTGACCGCATAACCAACGAGCTTTTGATTCTCTTCATCCGTTGAAATTGTTGCAGAGCGGATTTCAAATTCTTTCTTCATTTTTCACCTATTAAGCAAAAAAAGGGGCTTATGCCCCTCTATGATTTATGCCGTTGTCTCAATCACTTTAATTGCGTTGGAATCTACCACGCCACCACCCAAATATTTATCGGTGTGGACTTTATAGAATCCTGGCTCGGTTAAGTTGTCTGGTCGAGTTCGTACTCCTGTTTCATGATCGACAATGAAGTAACCACGTTTGAAATCACCAAAAGCGATAACGGCTTGATTTGCACCACCAGTCGGCATTGTCTCTAAGAAGTAAACTGGACGGCCTAATAATGTAGCGGGGGCATCGGTTGTTAAACCATCGCGCCAAATGTAATCGCCATTTTTGTTTTTGAGTTTTTGTAATGCTGCTGCAATGGTTGATGACATCACCCAAACGGCATTTTTGCGGTATTTACTGTGAAGGGTATAGAACGCATCGATTAAAGTATCTGCCTCAATTTTTGCCGCACCCGCTACTTCAATTTTTTGAAGTTTGCCGAATGGGCGCACTTTATCGTTTTCAGTTGTGCGTTCGTAGGTCAATAAACCTTTTGATTTTTTGTTACCATCACCAGAGGTTAAATCTACTTCTTCTGTTTCAGTGAAGGTCTCTGTGATTTCATCAGTAAGCCAACCTAAAACATCAATGCTTGAGAAGTCCAAAATCTCTTGAGTGGTTTTCGGATAAGCATAGATTGAATTTAATGCAATGGTTACTTCATGCAGTTTCGGGCTTGCAGTGCCGTTGCGCGCTGTGCCTTCTGTGCCATGTTCAACGGTTGCACCGCCAGCAGATACTAATTTTTTGTATTCTTTCGCACCGATAGGTAAGCGAACGACATTACAAAGCTGGCGCATGACGCTATCGTCTGTTAAGCGTTTCATGACCTCTTTATCTAACTGCGGGATAACTGAATAGCCGCCATCTTCACCGTTAGCCGTCGTTAAATTGCGAAGTTCACCAGTTTTAATGTAATGGCGCAATTCATCATTTGAAAATTGTTTCGTGCTGCGGGTTTCTAATGGGTTAGATTGCGTACCAAGATTACGTTCTTCATCTGCTACGGTCTCGTATTTATTGATTTCATCACTCAATTGTTTCACTAAATCTTTCAATTTATCAAAATCTACTGATTCAGTTTCATCCAATGAACGATTTTCTTTTTCTGCTTTATCAAGCATTGCTCGCATTTCTGCGACTTTTTCTGCCTTTTGTTGGCGTAACTCAATTAATTTTTTAAGCAT